TGGAACAGTTACTCAGAGTATGGATACGACAACTATTATGGATATTCCTATGACTATTTCGGATACTATTCATACAGCAGAATGCTATGGGAATATTCATTTGCTGTTGGAATAAATATAGAAAAACTGTTGCAGTCGTCAGAATACAGATTAAAAAAGTTTTTTAGTTCTATCAATACTTTACAAGTATATTTTGCAGGAAACAAAATAAACACTTTTGAGGGAAAGATACACTCAATAGGATTGTCTAATAAAAAGAATAGTGCTGAAATAGAACCCTACTTTTTAGACAATGGAGTATTGGACTATACAGAATACAATATTATGTCAAATCACTTTGCCACCTATACGCTTTCTCCATTAGTTAGATTCAACAAATTCTTTATGGATATATCAGTGTCCTCCTCATGGGAAGAATATATTCCACTTTCCTTTTTTGGAGGATACGTTCAAAATAACGATGGAGAAACTTACTATGATCTAGATTTTCTTCAGATAAATATTGGATACCCAACAGTTAATGATGCAGTAGAAAAGGTAATAAAAAATCTTAGGTGGTCATATGTAGATCTTGAAAAAGATTTTTCTCAGTCCTCCCTGAAGCCATACTACATATTAGACAACCCATTAATCAGCGGGTACGGGACGTATGAAGAACTAAAAACTAAAAATGAGATAGAAAGATTTTTAAATACATCACAATCAAGCCTTAGATCTTTTCTAACATTTCAACTTTTATCAGAAGGGGCGAACGAACCAATATCTAATTTCCCGTACTTTAGAGAAATAACTGAGTCTAGATATATTGACGCAGATAAAGAAGCATCGTTGTTTGATGAAAAAAGACCTTATTTGACAAGGTTTGAGTTTGTTGATAAAACAGTGGTTTTCCCCCCATCATATTTTGATTTTAATAAAGTTGCAATAGTTTTTAATTTTTCAATAAAGCATGAAGGAATTTTAAGCAACCCTCTAATTATTAGAGATTTCGAAATTGTTTCTAAAGCATTAAACCATAATAGATTCAACGAGGTAGGTGCAGAAAGCGGATCTCCATTCTACACATATGTTAAAGACGGAATATACTATGAAAATAAAGCAAAAAATCCAGTTGCAATTTCTAAAAAAAGATCTCCATACTTATATTTGACCGAAGATTCAGGTCTTTCTATTCGGGGAAACCATACAAAAGAAAAAGAGTATGGTGTTGCTGTTCCAATTAACGAAAAAGAAAATGAAAATTACAGAGTTCATGCCATACAAATGTTTATGAAATATGATAAAACAGTAATTCCTCAGGTCGCATATCCAGTATTTGAAGTTGACTCTAAAGACAAAACCATAGAATTTATAATGAAGGTTGATGCATCTGGACAAAGAGCAATGATTGCTGCAAGAGATAAAAAAACAAGACAGTTAGAGCCAGGAGTAGTTTTTTATCAAAATGGAATTAGGGTAAGAAGCCCGTTTATTAAGTATGATGAGTGGAACTCTATAGGAATAACTTTTGACGAAGAACTGATATTCTCTGGATATGCTGGATATATAAACTTTTTTAGAGGCTTTACTGTAGACAATGTTTGCCACTTTAAGTCAGAGGGCATGGGAAGAACTGCTGAAACAGTAAAAAGGAGGTGGAGAAGAGTCCTGTCAGTAGACGACATAGACAACTTAACTTGGGCATCTTGGTATGTTGAAGATGGAACAAAAACAAAAGTTAGGACAAACATTTGTTACAACCCCAATATAGAAGAAAGTGATTATGGGTGGGGTCCAGTAGAACCAGGAACGATAGTTTCTAGAAGTTCTGATCAAAGTCTCTTTAGCAATTATTCACTTAAATGCATAACCTCGTCTCAAAACTACTCTGGTGCAACTTTTGCAACTGAACAAAATATAAAGATGAACGTCCTTCCAGAAAATGAATATACTGTGAGTGCATACATATACGTTCCAGAAGAGAGTAGTGACAAAAATATAAAGATAGTGGTAAAAGAATATACTGGGATTGATGGAGGAAATGCAGAAACAAATATTTTTTCAGACTCAATCGACGGAGGATCTTCCTTATCATCGTTTGAGGACTCTATAGATGGGGGAGTTTCATCACCTCTGTTGCCCCTAGCAACAAGCGAAGGAATAGAAACACCAATAGCGTCTGGAGCAGGGTGGCTTAGAGTTTCGCACACAGTAACCCTAGAGCAAGAAACAACAATGCTAGGAATTGACATAGTTCAAGAGGGTTCAAATTCCGCTGGTGAGGTTTTCTATATAGATGCTGTTTTAATAGAAAAGACTACAAACGAATTCCCCAAGTTAAGAAGATATTTTGATGGCACTGATTCAGCGGGAGGCAACCTATTCCAAAGTTTTGGTTGGGATGGGGCAGAAAATAATTCAACTTCTACTGCTGTGTACTTTATACCAACAGAAGATGAGATAAGGCTGTGGGCAAATGTATATGTTGAGAGTGAAAAAATAGTGTTCTCCGTTGGGTCTAAAGACTTGTTTAATGCCTTTACTGGAAACAGTGGTTTTGTTATAAACGATGAATCCTCAGTAGTTTTGGACTCAGATTTAATAAAGATAATTTCTGACGCTTCATTGTCCAGGTTTGAAGCAATACCAGCATAATCTGGTATAATTAATACCATGAGCAACACTAAAAAGGCAGAAATCAGTAAATCAAAGGCCACCTTTATCCCTAAAATGTATGACTGGGGTCTATATTTTTGGAGACTTCCTAGTGGTCACCTATTTAAAGATCAAGACGGAAACATGCTGAACATACCTTCAATGCGCGGTGATTTGTCAAAAATAGCAGAAATTAGAAAAGCCGCCGCACACTACGGTCAGCCAGAGGGGGAGGCATGGTTTTATGCTGGAGTAAGAAGAGCAACAGATGAACAATACGAGGAACAAAGGCAAAGACTTAAAGAGGGCCTTATCCCCAATCTAAATGATCTTGGAGCAGTTCATGCAGCGCAGCAGGGTATTAAGCAGCATGGGAATGGCGAATAATGACACAATATAGAGCAGAGGTTTTTGCAGACGATCCAATTGAGACAAACAATGAGTTTAAAGAGGCAGATCCATTTTCTAAGTCCTGGGAAGATCTTAAGGCTTTTATCGGAATAGACACTAACTTTAAGCGTAGAACTACTCGCAATGAAAATAAGATGGAAAAGGCTTATGACGTTCCAAGAAATAATCGTGGAGAAATTGCTACCTCATATGCTGAATCAGCAGGAACCCGTCCAGTAGGTCAAGAAGATACTGGGTCAAAGCAAATAAATCCTGGCGAGGTCTGGAGAAATGGTTATGGAATTTTTGATGTTATTACCCCACCATATAATCTATACGAACTTGCAAATTTTTACGACACTAATTTTGCCAACCACGCCTGTATTGATGCAAAAGTAGAAAACATCGTCGGTCTTGGGTATATGTTTGAAATAACAAATCCTGTAAAGATGAGACTTGAGGACGAAGAAGATAAGGGAAAGTCTGACAGGGCAAGAAAAAGAATAGAAAGATTAAAGGTTCAAACAAGGGATTGGCTAGAAAGCCTTAATGATGAAGATAGTTTTATCAACATAATGGAGAAAATACAGACAGATGTTGAAGCCACTGGAAACGGATACATGGAGATTGGTCGCAAGGTAAATGGAGAAATTGGATATATAGGTCACATTCCATCTACAACAATGCGCGTCCGTCGAATTCGTGATGGATTTATTCAAATTATTGGGGGTAAGGTAGTTTACTTTAGAAATTATGGTGCTACTAATCCTAATCCAGTAACTAACGATAATAGGCCAAATGAAGTAATTCACTTCAAGGCTTACTCTCCACTAAATACATTTTACGGAGTTCCAGACATTATTTCAGCCTATACTGCATTACGCGGTGATCAGATGGCTGCACAATACAACATTGATTATTTTGAGAATAAAGCAGTCCCTCGCTATATCGTGGTTACAAAGGGAGCACAACTCAGTGGAGATTCACAAGATAGATTGTTTAGATTCCTTCAAACGGGACTAAAGGGACAAAATCACAGGACGCTATATGTTCCTCTACCCACTGACTCAGATGGAAACAAGATTGATTTTGAAATGCATCCGATTGAGAATGGTGTTCAAGAAGCATCATTTGAAAAATACAGGACGCAAAACCGCGATGATATTCTTATGGCACACCAAGTTCCACTTTCCAAGTTGGGAAGTACATCAGGATCTCTGGCAGCGGCACTTGCAAATGATCGAACATTCAAGGAGCAGGTAGCAAGACCAGCACAAAGACACATAGAAAAAATTGTAGGCAAGGTAATACAAGAATTTACCGATATAATAGAACTTAAGTTTAATGAACTTACTCTTACTGACGAAGTAGCAAAGTCTCAGATTCTTGAACGCTATGTTAAGAATCAGATTATGTTGCCAAATGAGGCAAGATCACAGATTGATCTTCCACAAATTCCTAGCGGAGAAGAGCCTCTAGTCCTTGGTGCCCGTCAAGCAGCAGATGCTAGAGCAAACAATATGCAAAATCGTGAAAGAGACTCTGAAAGAATGAACAACAATTCTGACAGTGTTGCCACTACCACAGGAAGAAACCCTCAGGGTGAGGGAAGAAGAACTCAATAGTAACAATTTGATAAAAAACTATAAAAACATTTGATATAATTAGGATAGTATGAATATGTCTAAGGCTCACTGGTCTAGCGAAGGCAACGACATTAAACTTTCAATGCCGATTGCCAAGGTGGACAAAGAGAGAAGAATAGTATCTGGTTTTGCCACGCTTGATAATGTGGACAAACAAGGAGACATTGTTCCCTCAGAGGCATCTCTCAAGGCTTTTAAAACATTTCGCGGTAATCTTAGGGAGATGCATCAGCAAATTGCCGTAGGCAAGGTTGTATCTTTTAAAGAAGACAAGTACTTTGATTCTGAATCAAAAAAGTTTTATAACGGAGTATATGTTTCTGCATACGTCAGCAAAGGTGCTCAAGATACCTGGGAAAAGGTTCTTGATGGAACACTAACTGGATTTTCTATTGGTGGCAACATCAAAGATGCAGAAGATGTATATAGCGAAGATATGGATAAGTCCATTCGTGTAATTAAAGACTATGACCTATATGAACTTTCTCTTGTTGATAACCCTGCTAATCAATATGCAAATGTTATTAGCGTTGAGAAAAATAGTCAAGGTGGTTATCTTGCTAAGGCATCAATTGAGAACGTCTACTGGTGCAGCACTGATGACCTTGTTCAACTTTCTGCCGAAGGCTCTTCCGACTGCCCACGCTGCGACAAAGGTATGCAAAACATAGGGTTTGTTGAGTCCAATGATGCAGAGAAGGCAGATATAGTCAAGACAATTCTAAACAGAATAAAAAATGATGAAAAGGAGGTAAGCAAGATGGCAGATGAAAACATTGAAACTTCTGAGACAGAGATCGTAGAGACAGTTGAAGAAGTTGATAAGGCAGTGGAAACCCCTGTAGAGGAGGATGAGGCTGTTGCTAAGGCAGAAGAGGAAACAACTTCTGAGGATACAGAGGCTGTCGAAAAGACAGAAGAGGTAGCAGAAGAGTCAGTTGAGAAGTCTGAGGAGGCTTCAAAGACTGAAAGTGTTGAGAAGTCAGATGAAACAATTAACGAGACAGAAGTTCTCAAGACTGTTGCTGATACTGTAACTTCAGCCGTAGAGACTCTTGCTGAGACCATGAAGGCTCTAAACGAAAAGGTAGAGGGGCTTCATAAAACAATTACTGGTGTATCACAGGAAGTTGCTAGTGTTAGCCAGGAGGTCAAAGAAGTAAAGGGTATCAACGAAGAGTTTGGAAAGCGTGTAGACGCAGTGGAAAACGATACCGCTTTCCGTAAGTCTGGCGATCTCGGAGAGATCGTTCAGGAAGAACCCACAAAGGTTCAAAAATCTCTATGGGGCGGTCGTTTCCTCACAAAGTCCGACCTATTTAACTAAGAAAACAGGAGGTGAAAGTAAATGTCAGAAGAAATTCTAGAGAAGAACCAGCCATCAGATTCAGGTAAGTATGGCGATCCAAACCCAGGTCTATACCAGGGCCAGGGCGCAACCGCTGCTGGTGGTGTCGGTGGTGTAACAGACCCCGCTGCTGGTGTATTGGGTAACATCCCAAACGCTAACATGGGCGTTACTACAGGACCAAACGCAGTAAATCCTACGGGAACTCTTAGCGGTCTACTCAACCCTGAGCAGGCCAACCGATTCATTGACTATGTATGGGACGCAAGCGTTCTTGCCAATGACGGTCGTAGAGTTACAATGCGTGCAAACACAATGGAGATCGAAAAGGTCAACGTTGGAGAGCGTGTAATTCGTGCTGCTTCACAAGCACTCGGTACATACGACAACGCTGGTGCAACATTCACCAAGGTAGAACTTACAACAACTAAGATCCGCCTTGACTGGGAGGTTTCAACTGAGTCACTTGAGGATAATATCGAAGGTGGCGCACTTGAGGATCACCTAGTACGTTTGATGACTAATGCATTTGCTAACGATATTGAGGATCTTGCCATCAATGGTGATGGAGGATCTGATCCATTCCTAGGAATTATGAATGGTTTCGTTAATCAGGTTACAAGCGGAAGCGATGCCCATGAAGCAATCGTTACAGTTTCCAACAACGCTTGGACACCAGAGGTAATGCAGCAGATCATTTACGCAATGCCACGCAAGTACCGCGCAGTTAAGAGCAATCTTAAGTTCTACGCAGGCACTGATGCATTCGCAGGAATCGTTGCTAACAACGGCACACTTGCTGACGCTATTGCAGCAGCATTTGATCCCCGCGTTGCTGGCACAGAGCGTAACCGTCAGGCATACCTTGACGGTGCAGGCCAGACATTCGGTGGTGCTAACGTTACTCGCGTTCTTGGTGTCGATGTTCTAGAGGTTCCCTACTACCCTGCTGATTATGTCGATTTGACATTCCCAAGCAACCGTGTATGGGGCTTCCAGCGCGATATCACAGTTAACCGTGAGTACCAGGCCAAGAAGGACACAATTGAGTACACAGTATTCGTCCGTCTGGGCATCACATGGGAAGAACTTGACGCAGTTGCTTACGCAGATGCTGCTTCAGATCCTTCCTGATAACTAAATACACTAACTTGTGGGGGGGTAGGACAAAAACCTACCCCCCTCAAGCATATTCTGATATAATTGATATTAGACATAGGAGGATTAATGGAGCATCTATCATCAAAGACAGCCAAGCAACTTAGAGAATATGCAAAAGAAAACGGCATTGATTTAGGTGACGCAAAAACAAAGACAAAGATTTTAGCCATAATTATGGATATTGAAGCGGGAATTTCTGTAGCAGAAGAGTATTCAGAAACTGTTATCCAGACACCATCAAAGACTAAGATTTCTCCGCAATCTAACGTACATGCCAATGATGATAAAGTTATTTCTGTAAGGTCAGCAGAAAGACCAGTTAAAGCAGAAGTTAAAAACAAAAAGGAGTCTGAAAAGATTGCTTTGTTTTCAGAAAAAAATTTGCATTGGATGGGCGTAGGAGACTTAAAATCAGGTTACAATATTATTACAAAGGAGGCTGCCGAAAAGTGGCTTACACGAAAAAGCGTTCGTGAGGCAACGCCAGAAGAAGTTGCCACTTATTACGGTAAGGCATGATATTTCTAAGACAACCATCAGAGTTTCCATTAACCCTTGAATACTCTGGTTTAACTCCATCGACAGACTACCTTTTAAGAATTTATGGCACAGATTCCGTTTTGCTATATTCGTATGACGTAACCTCTGACTCTAGTGGCAATATTTCACAAGAACTGGATCAATATTTTGAAAAGTTTGATGATGAGTACGCAGTAAATGTTTTTTCATTAGATGTAGATGAAAATCCAGAAAACACCGTAGTAATAGATAATCTTTCCATCAAGCGTCCATATGTAGATCCATATGCAATAGGAAATACAGCGGGGGAAGATCAAGAGGCAATATATAATGAAAGAATAGCCAGATCAATAATTGATGGAGTGACTGGTGGATTTTATTATACATATGATTCAGTAGACATTACAGGTCTCGGAGGAGACTACTTGGCTGTTCCAAATAGAATTAACAGAATTAATTATGTATATAGAAACAACCTAAAGGTTTATGATAGATTTGCAAGTGCTAGCGTAGTTCAAGATTCATATTTTGTAACTTCTGACAATTCAGCAATAACGATACAGCAGTATGGACTTTACAATAGATCTGAATCAAAACCAGTGGCCCTGCCACTAGCCGCATCAGACTCTTTTAATCTTTACAATGACTCAGATGATCCAATTGCCGCTTTAACAAAGATTAGAGAGTTTGACTTATTCCCTAGCGGATATGATTTTACCATTGTTGGTGAATTTGGTTACCCAGTTGTTCCACTAGACATTCAAGAGGCAACAAAGTTATTGATAGACGACATTAATTGTGGAAGAACTTCTCATATTGATAAATATATAAAGGAATATAAAACAGATCAGTTTACTATTAAGTACGATGACCTAGTTTATTCAGGAACAGGAAACAGAATAGTTGATCAAATTTTGCAGGGGCACAGAAGCAATTTTTACAAAATAGGTGTTCTATAATGAAGGCATGTTCAGATTTTAAATTCAGTATGAATTTTGATATTTACTATGCATCACAGGAACAAGATAAATATGGCATAGAAGAAAATATTTGGTCTTGGAATCAAACACTTTCTGGATATGCAGAAGTATTGGGTTCGGTAGATAAGGAAGCCCTAAAGACTGGAAAATTTAATGAGTATGAGGACAAACTAATTGGAAGATCAAAACTAGATCCCAGAATTGATCTTAATGGAATATATCACCCAATAACTAGTATTCTTGTTACCAATATTAGAGATATAAAGACCTCCCAACACTACTTTATTGAAGCGGCGGGGGATAGAGATGGACTATCCACAGTCTATGAAATATTTGCTATAGAACCATACGTTAATCCATGGAATGAAATAGAGTATTGGAAAATACTTTTTAATAGATCAGACACACAGGCACTTGATGAACTATGACATTAGGAATAAGGTTTGACGCAAATGATCTAAATTTAAAAATAAGAAATTCTATAGAGTATTCCTATGGATTCCTAGATGGCGCACAAAAAAATAGAGTGGTTTTTAATAAAAAACTTTCAGACATTACAGCAGAGATTTTAAAAAGATACATTGATTCAAGAGCAAAGGTTTCCCCAGAGTCCTTACACCATGTTTATGAATGGGACAGGGTGGGAGATCCAAACTCAAGATTGTTTGAAATTGATTGTAGTGCCACAAAAGACACAATAACTCTTTACGGCAAATTTTTGCCATCAACATCAGTCAATGAAGGATCAAGGGTTCCCTTTGTTGATAAAGCCAACATTATGGAAAATAGAATATCTGTGGAGATAGAGCCAAGGGATGCAGACGTTCTAGCATTTGAAGTTGATGGAGAGCCAGTATTCACAGTCAAATCTGTTTTTGTGGCAAACCCAGGAGGGGACGAAGTTGCTGGAAGTTTTGGTAGAGTAGTAGAAGAATTCTTTGATTCTTATTTTTCTGCAATTGTTTTAAATCAATCTGGAATATTTAATGACCTAAAAAGGCCAAAAGAGTTTTTAGATTATTTCTCTAAAGCATCAAAGGGGGCAGGAAGATCCCTTGGTCAAATTGCTGGAAGAAAATATATGGATATTGATGAGGTAGGAATGATATGAGTTTTGAACAATTAGGAGTGCCACCACTTGCTATAAACGGGTACTTATGGGATACCATGAAAACTATAGATCCAACACTAACAAAAACAAGTAGGTATGGAAACAAAATTCCATTTTTTCCCATTGGAGATTCAGCATCTGGACAAAAACAATGGGAAAACAAGCCATATTTTATTTATGACAGGGTTATGAGATTTTCTTCTGAGCCATTTTATGTAAAGAAAAGAGAAAGTTTTCTTTATTATCTAAAGGCAAAGCCAGTAGAGACTTTGCAGTGGACAGCAGCATTTCAGTTAATACTAGACAGAGAAGATGATTCTGCAAAAGATATAAATAATTGGATAAGAAATAATGGGGGAAACGATGTTCACCCAGTATTCTTTCATACCCTAAGAGTGTATCAATCAAGGTCGGGTGCTCCCAGTTCAGATGGTGGACAAAGAGAAGAAACGTCTAGGCCAAACTATATATCAGAGTTTTTGGTAGACACATGTTATCATTTCACCACCTCTCTTGAAGATTATCTATAAAATGATGTATAATTGAAGAGAGGAAACGCCCTATAGTTATAAAAAAAATATAAAAAGAGGTGAAATATATGTCATATACACGCGGAGATTCTAGACAAATCATTGTAGGCGCAGCCGCAATGTTCGTCAGCACAGGAACAGAGTTTTCCCCTAGTACAGCACTTCCAGACTTTGTTGCAGGAGAGCAGTACCTGGAGACACTATCAGGTTCTGCTGGAGCAGCACTTGTTCGTAACATCGGTTACACCATGAATGGTCTAGAGTTGCAGTTCCAGCCAGATTTTGGTGAGGTCCAGGTAGATCAGGTTCTTGACGTAGCCAAGTTGTACAAGCAAGGTATGCAGGTTAATCTTGCTACCGCATTTGCAGAAGCAACACTAGAGAACCTTCTAGTAGCCATTGCAGCACCATCAGCAGATTACGATGCCGATGCTACTGTTGATGGACCACTAAAGGCAGACGGTGGCTCAAATGCCACTGCATCAATTCTCAACCTTTCTGCTGGAGCAATTGGAGAGTGCCCAGTTGAAAGAGGTATGGTTGCAGTAGGACCAGGCACGGGAGACTGTGATCCAGGAGATTACATTGAGAGAATCTATATTGCCTACCGTGCATTGTCAATTGACAATGTTACTGTTTCAGCAAAAAGAGATGAGCCTTCAATGTTTGAGGTATCATTCCGTTTGCTACCAGAAGACTCAACAGGTTCCTATGGAAAGATTGTTGACCGAACTGTAGCGGCACCTGCATAATCTAAAATTAAATAAATTGGCACTGGCCCCCCGCGAATGCGAAGGGGGCCTTTGTCATGCTATAATTCTCTTATAAAGTCAAAAGAAAGGAAAAAAATGGCTACAACTGTTTATGAAACAACCGAACTTGAACTGATTGATGGTACAAAAATCAGTATGCGTCCTCTAAAGATCTCCCTTTTGAGACATTTTATGAAAACATTCTCTGCCCTTGAAGATGTTGCAGATGATAACGATAAGTCGATGGACGTACTTGTTGATTGTGCTCAGATTGCTATGAAGCAATACAATCCATCAATTGCTGAAGATAGAGAGGCCCTTGAAGACAACATAGACCTTCCAACCCTGTACAAGATTATTGAGGCAGCGTCGGGAATTAAGTTTGATGATTCGGGAAACGCACTGGCGGCGGGGATAGTTGGGACGAACTAGATCTCGCCAAAATAGAGTCTGAAGTTTTTATTTTAGGAATATGGAAAGATTATCAAGAATTAGAGGATAATCTTTGCATGGCAGAACTCACCTCTATCCTTATTGCTAAAAGGGAAAAAGAAAATGAAGAACGAAAGTTCTTTGCTGCCATTCAGGGTATAGACATTGATAAAAGTGTTAATTCCTCTGATGGAAAAGAGCGTGGTCAAAAAGAATGGGAAGACCTTAAGGCCAGAGTTTTTAGTGGAGGTCAAGCCAAAGACTCTAATGATGTTTTGTCTTTGCAAGGAAGCACTGCTGCAAAAGCAGGAATTGGAATCAATAATGGCTTAGAATATACTTCTGTAAAAGATGGGGAAGGTGGACCAAAAAATCCAATGCAGTAGTGTATAATTAGATAGAGGTGCTTATCTGTGGAAAACAATGTAAACGCTAGTATCAGAGTTAATCTTGATACATCAGAGGCATTGTCTAGTCTACAATCCTTACAAACTAGAATATCTTCATTTAACAAGTCTGTAATTCAAAGTAATGCTCAGGCTGTTGCTGCACAAAGAGGTCTTCTTAGTAACTTTCAGGCAGAAATTGGATCTTCTCGTCAATTTAGCACATCAATTAGAACCTCTGCTACTGAAGTATCAAGACTACAGACAGCAATAGACAAAAATAAACTTTCTACTGGACAATATTTTAAGTATGCGGCGGCATCTAGTAAAAATTTTGGAAAAATATTTACACAAGAAAATGAGAAAATTACTCGTCTTGCCACAGAAAGAGTAAGAAGTCTACAGACTCAATACATTGCTTTGGGCGAGGCTCAAGGGGGTATGCAAAAATCACTTTTGGCAAGACCCTTAAACCTTTTTAATGCTGAAGCCGCAATATCTGTTCAAAAAATGCAGATTTTTAATAAACTTCTCCGTGACGGTGGGACGAGCATTGTAAACTGGGGCAAGAATACTCAGTGGGCTGGTCGTCAGTTAATGGTTGGCTTTACCGTACCTTTAACAATTTTTGGTGCCACAGCATCAAAGATTTTTATGGATCTTGAAGAGCAGGCAATTTCCTTCAAAAAGGTTTATGGAGATATCTTTACCACAACCACTGAGGTTGAGGAAAATCTTGAAGCAGTTAGAAGTCTTAGCGAAGAACTAACTAAGTATGGTATCGCCATTACAGATACCATGGAAACTGCAAACGTTGCTGCACAGGCTGGTTTCCGAGGCGAAGATCTTATGTCCCAGACACAAGAGGCCACAAGGCTAGCGGTCCTTGGTCAAATGGAACAATCAGAGGCAATGAGAACAACCATTACACTGCAAAATGCATTTAAATTGTCTAATGAGGATCTTGCCGACGCAGTTAACTATCTAAACATTGTTGAAAACCAAACAGTTCTTAGCATTCAAGATTTCGCTGGTGCCATTCCTCGCGTTGCCCCAGTAATTCAATCTTTGGGTGGCGACGTTAGAGATCTTTCGGTCATGCTTGTTGCTATGCGTGAAGGTGGTGTAACAGCGGCAGAAGGTGCCAATGCACTTAAGACTTCTCTCGCACGATTAATTAGTCCAACATCAGGCGCATCCTCCATGGCTAAAGAACTAGGAATTAATCTAGATGGCATAGTTGAGGCAAATCAAGGAGACATTCTTGGCGCAGTTATGCAACTTGCAAAAGCCATGGAAAGTCTTGATGAACTTGCACAGCAAAGACTTCTAAGCGAAATATTTGGTAAGCGGCAGTATGCAAGAATCGGTGCCCTGTTTAACAACATTACGGACGAGGCATCTCAGTCAGCAAGGGCACTCGATTTGGCGGGTATGTCGGTAGAACAACTTGCTGAAACAGCAGAAAACGAATTAGGTGTAGTAGAGCAAGCAATTGGAACAAAATTTGCAGGGGCGGTAGAAAGACTTAAATTGGCTGTTGCGCCTATTGGTGAAATCTTCCTAAAGATTGCTACACCAATTATTAATGCCGCAGGAAACCTCCTTGAAAAATTTAACGAACTAAGCCCAACTGTTAAAAACTTTGTTGCCATTCTAGCCTCTGGTGTGGGAATTGTTGTTCCCTCTGTTCTGATGCTCGTTGGTCTTTTTGGAAACCTACTTGGTAATTTGGTAAAAGGTTTTGGAACACTTAACACATTCTTTAATAGGCTTAAATATGGAGCAGAAGCAACACAGTATCTTTCTGGAGAACAACTAGATGCAGCAGCAGCCGCAGCATCTTTAGAAGGACAAACAACATCTTTAACAGGATCTCTTAACATTCAAAGAGAGGCAGTAGATCAACTATCAGCAGCATACAGAAGATATGTTGCTGGAGCAAATGCAGCAGCCGCAAGTCTTCCACAAGGATTTAGAACACCAAATGTTGCGCCACAAATGTTGGCAAGTGGCGGTATGGTGGCAGGAATGGGTAATTCTGATAATCAGCCAGCACTTCTAACCCCTGGCGAATTTGTTATGAATAAAGAGGCTACCAAACAGTTTTTGCCTATTCTTGACTCAATGAACAGAGGAACAATAGAGGGTCTTGCAGAAGGAAGCAGGGCATCAAAACAATCTGGTGCTGCATCAAGAAAATTTAAATCTGGAGCATTTGTTTTAAGAGGGCTTGGCGCAAACATTGGTGCAGGCGGTTCTGGAACAGGAATTTTGACCAGCATACTTACTGTTAGTGCAAATGATATAGCAGATGTAACATCTCTTTATGTATCAGAAATTGCTAAAGCAGCCAAAGTAAGCGTAACAACAATAAATTCAGAGATTAAAAATTGGCAAAACCAAAATATGGCTTATCTAGAAAAGTTTAATCGTGAACTGGCTGTGGCAATTGAGTCAGGAGATCTTGGCGAACAACAAAGGCTTTTGGATCAGGTAAGTCAAAAATTTGTTGCAGATATGGAAAGAGCAGGGGGGCCAGTTTCTCAATTTGCTGCACAAGCAGAAAGGCAGTTCCCAGAACTTAGTGCAGACTTAGAAAAAACCCAATCGCTCATTAGAAATACTAACTTAAACTTAAAAGAGGCTGGTCAAGCATCACAATTTTTTGAAGAAAATATGCAAGAAACTGCATTAATGTCAAAATTATCAAAACCAGGATCTTTTCAAACTCAAGCCCGTGTAGCATCTGGCGTTCTCCCATTTTTTGGCCCAGATATTTCTAGAACTGGCGTTCCTGGTCAGTTCATTGATCCTAGAGCAAGAGCAACCGCTGGAAATGTTTCAAGTTTTGGTCTAGCAAGATCTCAGTCTAAACTTCTTTACGGAGCAGGAACATCGGCAGAGCATGTGATGAAGACTCCTCAACAATTAGCGAAAGAAGCAAGGACAATTGCCGTTGTTTCTTCTCAAGCCGCAGGCAAAGCAGTTATTGAAGAAATGGAAAAAGCATCGGTAAAGGCTGGCAAAGCAGTTGGTCCAGCAGTTATGAGAGGGGCCAGTGCTGCTTCTCCCCCACCATGGTCAACACAGTTGGGTATATGGATAGGCGAGGGTATTGAGCAAGGAGCCGTAACTGCACTACAAGATGTTAATGCACAAATTAGATCACGTTTTGGTGGACAACCCTTTGCTGGAATGCCTACTGGACCAGCAGTTCCACTCTCTGTTAATCCTTTTGCTGGAATGCCAAAGGGACCAACATCACCACTGGTTGGCGGAATGCCAATGGCACCAAAATCAGTTCAAGATGACTTAATTAAGGCAACAAAGAATGCTTCAAATAATTTAGATAATGTTGGAAAACAATCTGGTCAAGTAGCGAAAAGATTTTCAAGATTGAAGGGGGGGGTGTCAAAGTTTGGTGGGGCACTTAAAAACGGTAGTGTGAAGATGCAAGGAGCATTTTTTGCACTAGATGGTCTTGTGTTTGCTGCATCCATGATGAATAATAGACTGGGTGAGATTGCTCAGAAAGCCCTGCCAGTCGTTTTTGGACTACAAGGAATTTCTATGGTTTTGCCAATGCTAAAGGGAGTCCTTTTAGCATTAATATCTCCAGCAGGATTAATAGTTGGTGGCTTAGTAGCACTTGCTGGAGCAGTATTTCTTATGAAAAAAAATCTTGAAAATATGTTTGATAATGCAGTAGATGCTGGAATAGAAGCCGCAGGATCTATGAGGAAAATAGCAGAGTCAGCAGATATATTTTCTAAAAGTATTAGGTCTCTTGCACCAGAAAAATTACAGATAGCACCTAAAAAGCAAGGTAAGGTAGCAGAATACTTTGAAACAGAAGAGGGTCAGGCAAAACTGGAAGAACTTTTATCACAAAGACAACAACTTGGAAGAACTGCTTTCTCTGAAGAACTTGGTAAGCAGATAGCATTTGAGGCAGCAACTAAGGGACTTAGCGGAAAAGAAATTGAGGCATATATTGCAGAAATTGCCAACCAACTTGGGGATAAAAAACTATATGTTGATTTAAAGGGAAGGCTAATAGAACTGCTTGATCCACAAGGAAGAGGAGAAAATATTCTAAAGGATGGCTTAATTGTCGATATTAAGCCAGAACTTGCGGGTAAGTTTATCAGAGGAGAAGCAAACTTTACGCAACAAATGCAAAAAGATGTTATGGAATCTTTGTCTCAGGTCGATGAATTCCTAGATGCAAGCGCAATTCAAGAAAGGGCAATTCAAGAAACAGTTGAGCAGGGGGATGCATTTGAAGAACTTAGTGAAAAAATAAAACAGGCAAGAGAGCAGTGGGAATATTTAACAGATACTAAAGCACCATTTAATGAAATTCAAGCAGCACTTGACGAATTAGATAGATTGCAAACACAAAGAGACTTGTTGCCAGTTTCTGGAATGCCTGCTATGCCAGCGATAGAGCAGGCTGGAAGGATCGCTGGAAGAGAGACACCCGCTGAAACACAAAAGGCATTTGAAAAAGCAACAGACGCGGCAGCAAAGTATGGAAAGTCACTTTTCTTAAATAGGCAGGCCCTGGCACTTTACAATGATGCTGTTGAAAGAGGAGCCATAAGTCAAAAAGAATATGAAAAAATGGCATCTGGAGTAGCCACACAATTTATTAGAGTAAAAAAGTTCGCTGGTCAAGCAATAGATACTCTGGAAGGTCTTGATAATACAACAGCACTAAAAGCATTTAGGGAATCATTTACTCTGCAAACGTTCGCTGGTATTGATGAAGAAATGAGAACAAAAATTACTGATGCACTTAAGAGTGTCAGCGATAAAGCCGTTGTAACATTGGGGGTAGAGTATGCAAGGGGTAGTATCACAGAACAAGAAATTATAGATCTAGCAAACGTTATTGATAGATTGCCTGCTGATCATACAAGGCAAACTAAAATAATAGTTGCTTATGGAGAAGGTTCTTTAACAACAGCAAATCTTGAAGTCTTAGCAAACAATTTGGAAAATATTTCTAGTTTTGATGGAAAGCAAGTAGATTTTCTGTTGAATTTAGGGGTTCTTGGTGAAGAAAAATTTGCACAAGCAATTCAAATGATGTTGGCTGTTGATAAAATGCTTTCTGGAGAAACAACATTTATTGCTGGACAAGTTTCTGGAGCAGAAACAAAACTCGCTCAATTGAAAAAGGAGGCAGACGAAGCAAAAGCACTCATGGATCAACTGTTTGGCGGTGGAGAAGAAGATGGAAAGGGTATGGGGGAAACAGAAGAAACTGGTGGCAGTGCTGAAAAATCCTTCCTTGAAGACTTTATAGACAATATTAATGCTAATGCGAAACTCTATCTTAATGCAGAAAAGGGCATGAAGGGATATCTAAAGAATCGTGGAAAGTTCCTTGGTGTTTTCCAAAAACTCAGAAATAGGGGATTATCTGAAGATATTATTTCAGCACTGGGCACTGGCCCAGAAGGTCTAAAAAATGCAAAAGAACTGCTTAAAAAGAACAGAGAACAAATTAAAAAATTAAGTGAAGGATCAAGGCTTGATTCTTTAGGTCAGACAGTAGAAAGCCTAAGACGAGAAAAGGGAAAAACAAAAGAAAAAACAGCAGCAGCCAGGGCTATAGAGGGGCTTTCTCCAGAACTTCAAGATATCGTTATGAACGATGAACAATTTATTTCATCTTTTGCAAAAGTAAAGGTGGGGTCTAAAGAGTACAACAAACTTGTAAAAGAAGTTCAAAAATTAGCAAACGCAAAGAGAGAACTTGCTGAGGAAACGCAAACGGAGTTTGAGGCTCAAGAGCAGGCTACAAAAGCAATGATAGATTCTTTGGAACTACAGATAAAGAAAAATGAAGATGATTTAATTAATGCATTTGAAAAAACCCACGGAATGCTCCCAGAAATGATGGAACTAGAGATTTCAAAGAGGGAGGAAAGCATAAGGGTTATACAAAAGCAGATTGATGAATTAGAAGAACTCAATGAAATAGACGAAGAAAGAATAGAAGGATTATCAAGACAGCAAGAAATGCTTGAAAGACAGATTGAGGTTCTTGATCGTGCCAACGAAATGGATCAAAGAAGAATAGAATTGTTAAATAGGCAAGACGAAATAAGGTCTAGAGAATCTGAGGCACTATCTAAAGAACTTGATGATATGTCAAAAATTGAAGAAGAACTTAGGGATAGCCACGAAAAAAGAGTTGAGCAACTTGAAAAGGTAGCAGATGTAAATGACTATATACTTAATCAACAAAAACAGCAACTAAATATATCTAGGGCAATTTCTGAAGGGGACATTTATTCGGCTACTGCCGCAGCACAAGAAATGCGTGCAGGCTCGGCAGAGTTTTCAAAGAGGCAGTTGATTT